GTGTTGAAAACATATCCCAATATTTTGGTCCATATTTACATTCATCTCTGGTTTCATCTTTTTCGCATTTGGGGCAGTATCTAACCATTCCAATTGCTTCTGACAAAGAATCCTTTGAAATTAAATCAATCGACTCTGATTTATTTCCCCAATTTGCAGCACCAACCTTACGACATTTTACAAGCGCCCCTGAATTTCCGGTAATTGTTATGACCCCATTACCATCTGTTTCCTGCATCATGACCCAAGTTCCATTTTCAGTTTGTGGGCACCAGACATTTGATTTGTTATTTTCTATCAATTTAAACCCTTCCAAACTTTTTGTTCCATCATAAGAAACATAATGACAAGAATAAATATTTGTTCTTGTATTTTTTCTAAATGTGACCAATCCTCCATTTAAAAATGCAGATAATAAAAAAGCATCTCTGTGATTTATATCTTTTTGCTTAAACCCAAAAGATTGTTTATTATATGGAGTATCATAAACGTACTCACAATCACTTTGATCTTCTTTTTTTTCTGTTAGTCTTTCTGTTTTTATTTGATTTCCATCATATACGATAGCACTATATAACCAAGATTCTCTCTGTTCTGCTGAACAATTAAATAAATATTCTACCCAATTTGTTTCATATTTGTAAATTTTATCTAAACTTATTGGAGTTCCTTCATTATATTTTGAACTTATAACTAATTTTCTATTACTTCCTGATTCATTTAATATTTCTTCTATAGAAATCAATTGCATATTATTAATAAGATTTGTATATTTTTTTCTTCCTCTACTCCCTTTACATTCTGGATATTTAACCACCCATTTATGATTTGGTGTACATTCAAATTTCCAACCTGTATTCCCATTCTTTACCACATATGTTGGAGAATTTTCGTAAAAATGTAAATTTTGTATTGGTTTAAATTCCAAATTATTTTTTTCTAAACTAAAAGTTAATATTTCATCTCCAATATTTAATTGATCATAAGACTTCCATCCACTTTTGGTAAGTGCTTTGGAAGTTTCAATTGGAACACAGGCATAGGCAGAAGGCCAAACATCATATCTTGACTTTACTTTTGTATAACACGCATCTTTTTTTCCACTACCTTTACCTTTTTTATCTGTTTCTTCGTTCATTTTTGGTTTATCCGTGGGAACATAAGTTGGTTTTGATGCACCAGATTTTTCTGATTGATTTGGATCGGCAGCACTTTTTCTTCTCTGTGCAGATATTCTTTCTGCTTTAGTCATACTTGCTCTTTTATCAGAAGAAACACATTTTGGAGTTTCATCTCCATCATCTTCTTCACGAGCACAAGATTCTCCGGAAATAACTTCAACATAACCAGGTTTTCCATCAACTGATTCTGATCCTTTATACCATTTATGAAGAGAACCCATTTATAAAATATGTTTTATTCTTTATTATTTAGAAAACCTTGTTTTAGTATTTTTGATAATTCGGATGTTGATCCAACAAATACCGCAGTATTAGTAATGTTGTTAGATATTTTAGTATTATCGTCCTGAACAGCTCTTAATTTTTTCTGTAAATCTATAAGTTTATCTGTAGTGTCTGCAACGCTCTTAATTAATTGTCCAGCAACTTCATATGCTCTTGGACTTCCCCCATCACTTGCAAGTTCCATAATTCCATTAATTGCCTCTTGCCCCTTTTCGATAAGTGAATATAAATTTGCTCTTGTATATTCATAATCTTTTTTAATATCATCGTTATGACTTGGAATAATATTAATAGGAGTAATTGAATTATCCACCTGGACAATATTACTTTCTACATTTAATGCTTTTTCTAAATTCTCATAATTGTTTTTCATAATATTAGTTTAAATATCCTTTTGTTGAGTCGGGCTATATGTTTTACTATCAGAAAAAATTTCTAATGTTTCATTAAATCCAAAGTCATCATCTGGATCTGCATCATATGGATCTGGAGTTACTGTATATCTCATTTCTCGTTTCGCAATGGAGGTATCTGTTCCTGTATATAAATCGACCTGAACTTTTCTGATAAGTCCGTCTGTGCTGTCTGCAATAGAACCAAATAGATATGTTTTTGTGGTGAAAGACAATGTATAGATAAGTGCTCTTCTTGTTGAGAAATCTCCCTCATAATCATCTTGAAATGAAATACTGTCTAAAATAATTGGAATATCTCTTTTTTCTCCAATAGACTCAACTAAATCAACAGTTACATTAAATGATGGTTGAAAATACGGCAAAATTTGTTCTATAATTTGTAGAGCATCATCATTTAATTTACATAAAATATTAAGTTCAAATCCAATATTATATGGGACAGGCATAAAAACTTTCTTAATATTATTTCCATCATCACAAGTTTTAAAAGTTTGAACTATGCTTGATTTTCGAGTTGGATCATATGAAATAGAGTTCATCTCAAATGACATTCTTGGTAGAGTTATTGCAATTGGTTTATTTAATTGTGACTGTTGTGTAATTTTTGCCAAAAACTTTTGAGAAGGTCCATATGAAATTGGAACTTTCATTTGTGAAATATTATTATTATTTGAATCTTTATGCTTTATATCAATATTATTAAAAAGTGTTCCAAATGCAATTATTGTTTTTCTAATAATACTGTGATAATAATAATTTCCTAACATTAATATGTACCGAATGGGTTTGATTCTGTAAAATCTAATATTTTATCTGATTCTTCTTGAATATCATCATTTTTTGAATATCCTTCAGTAATGCTAGTGTCTGAGATATGTGATTTTAATTTATATATTGCTGAAGAACTAGATCCTACAATATTTTCACCTTCACTAAATGTACCATTATTTAGATAAACTCTTAATAGTTTATCAATATCTCCTCCAGGATTATCCCAACTCTTAACTTTTGCAGTTACTCCGGACAAAGAACCAGTTACTTTTTCTGATATTATATAAGTACCAAATCCAATAGTTGTATCTGGTGGAGATACTGTTATTGTTGGTAAAGATGTATATCCAGATCCTGCATTAATTAATAGAATTTCTGATAATCTTCCTGAAGATATTCTTGCAACTGCTGTAGATGTTGTTCCTGAACCGGTTGGTCCTGATATAGTTATTGTGGGGGTAATATAATAACGATCACCCTTATCAATTATATTAATAGATTTAATGCAACCAGATGATATACCTGCGGTTGCTATAGCACCAGAACCATTACCACCAATAATAGTTACTGTTGGTGGTTTAATATATCCATATCCACTATTTGTAATTAAAATTTCTTTTACAGAATTAATTCCATTAATTGATGTTGTTATAGCTACAGCTGTTGCAGTTTTTAAAAAATCTGAAGTTGAAATTGTACCAATAACAGAACTGGTATCTTCATTTCCTTCTGGAGAACTTATTATAATATTCGGTATTTTAGTATAATTATATCCATCATTTAATAAAGTAATCGAACTTACACCTTTCCTTGTATTAATAATTGCTTCACATTTTGCAGATTCTCCAAACGAAATTAATTTTAAATCTGTGATATATCCTACTTCTTCGATAGTATCATCTATTGAATCAATTCCTGTATTGATTTCTTCATCCTCATATTCAAACAATTCGCATAGAATTTCATATATGTAATTTTTTCCAAGTTGATAAAATGGTTTTTCAAATTCAACTCTTTTTATCTCAAATAACCTTTCTCCTAACGGAAAGTATATCAAATCACCTTCTTTTGGTCTATCTATAATTTCTAAATTTTCTCCTGGATAGTAATTTCTCGAAATTGACATTATTTCTGATAGAAATGGTGATATAAATTCTTCAAATCTTTCTTTGGATATTGTTAAAGTTATTTCATTTTTAAGACTTATTCCAAATTTAGACATAATATCTGAACCAGTAGAAGATCCCTCATAATTATTAAGATATGCCTCTATTATAAAACTATCATTAAATTTTGATGATTGGACTTCATTTAGTATTCTATCAGTCTTCAATAATTTTCTTGGGATATAATAAACTTCTATCCCATATATTCTCAATTGTTCATTAATTAAATCTTGTATTA